AGTGGATCAACATTCACGGTGGTATAACTATGGCAATTACATTAAACGGAACAACAAACGTTATAACTCCGACAACTGCTGTCCAGCCAACGGGGTCGATTTTACAATTCAAGACCACGTTAAAGACAAGTTATACATCTTTAAATAATATGACTTGGACTGATGTCCCAGGAATGTCCGTATCTTTAACACCTACCGCAACTGATTCAAGAGTTGTTGTTACGGTGAGTCTTACCTATGGAGGATCTAACAACCAATATGGAAGTGTAAAAATTGTTCATAATGCTAGTGGTAGTTATGCGGACATAGACGTTGGGGATGCCTTTAACGCTGATAACGGTAGTGCAATGACTCCAGGTAATATTCCTGTTGACGACCCAACCGGTGACTATGGGCAACATAAAACTTATAGCGGAAGTTGTATATTAGAACATGTACCAGGAACAACTAATTCGGTAACGTATAAACTTCAATATAAAGGTAATCAGAGCACTAGTGAATATTTTTATATAAACAGATCAAAAGAGATTGGTAATACAGTTAGAACACAAGGTACATCTTCAATAACAGCCATGGAGGTAGCAGTATGAGTTTAGATCACGAAGCAATTAGAAAAGCATATGCTAATGCTGCTGTTGTTGATGATTCCACTGGAGTATTTGATTCTAGTGGTAATAAAATAACTCTTGAACAATCGAAAATAGATACAGCTAGGTCAGAATTAAATACAGCTTATGCTGCTAGTAAGTATCAAAGAGATAGAGCAGCCGAATACCCCTCTGTGGTCGATCAGTTGGATGACATATACCATAACGGTATAGATGCTTGGAAAGCAACAATTAAAACAACTAAAGATAAATATCCGAAACCATGAGTGAAATAAAATTAACAGCTGACTCAGGAGGAGGCACTGTCTCCCTTAAGGGTCCAGCTACAACAACAGGTAATGCTGCTGTTCCATTTGTCTTACCTGTAGCCGATGGTAGTGCAGGACAATATTTAAAAACAGATGGTTCAAAGAATTTAGCTTTCGCTACTGTTTCTGGAGGAGATAACACACCTTCTTGGTTAGCAACATCTAATGCAACCCAATCTATTAATAGTGGGTCTTGGACAACAGTCACTAACCTAGGTACTGAGAAATGGGATACAGACAATGCTTTTGCTAGTAGTACTTTTACAGTACCATCTGGAGAAGGTGGTAAATATGTAATTTTTTATGGCGGAAATATAACAAACTTAGATGGTGGAGAAGGTTTTTTTATTGAGGTTAAAGTAGATGGTAATAATATAGATTGGACAAATACTTCTAATAGAAGTGCCTCTGCAAATGAAACAATATATGTTTATAGATCTACTATAGCCCTGCTTTCTGCAGGAGAAGCAGTTACAGTTGCTGTTTATCATAACGAAGGAAGTGCTCAAGACCTTCCAAGTGGTGATGAAATCATATTTGGCGGCTATAAATTAAATGGAGTATAACTATGGCTACTAAATTCTATAAAACAAAAGCTTACCTAATTTCTAAA